AACCTCTTCTATTTGAATGTGGCTAAATAGTTCTGTACTTTCTCTGTGCATCTTCAATATTTCTTTTTAAGTAATGAGATATAGCCATAGTACAATGAGGCACAATAGACTTACCTACTTGATCTAATTGACCGGTTTCCCTACCATAAAACTTAAAGTGGTCAGGAAAACCCATAATTCTAGCATTCTCTCTTACGGTTAAAACTCTGCTTTCATAGGGGTGGACAAACCGTGAACAATGGGAAGCAACAGTACCAGCATGTTTTTCTGGATCTAGCCTCAAGTTATTTTGAGTTCCATAGTATGACTCTCCTATCTTCAATTTAGCGAAACCTTGTATTCGCTTCAGGGAGTGATTTGGTCTTTTATGATTGGGTACTCCATCCCTAACTGTTAATACATCTTTTAATCTGTCCCCGCGATTATAACGATTGTGGAGGAGTATATAATCTGTTCTTAGTAATTCTTCAAAATCAAACTTGGGTTCAAATAATCTACTGCCTATAATAAAAGCCCTTTTCCTACTCTGGGGTACACCAAACTCTTTTGCATTGAGTATAACTGTTTGGATCTTGTAATAAGGTAAGCTTAATACAGGGAGGCCAGCACCTTTAAACATTAATGAATTGTCTTCAAACCAAAAAGTTTTTAAGACATTGGGCACATTCTCTAGAATAAAGGTGCTTGGCTTTAATTCGTTTACTGCAATTAAAAATTTAACATAATCAAATTCCAAAGGGTCTAATTCATGTAATCTTCCTCTGTCTTTTCTTTTCATTCCAAGATTACTAAATTGCTTACAATCGGGGGAGCCCATTAATAAATTGATTGGTTTACCTTTCCACTCATTATACATGTCTAAATAAGTATAACTAGAAGCATTAGGAAAATTATGTTTAAATGTTTCCTCATTATAAAAAGATCGGGGCTCAACGTTAAACCCAATATCATAGCCAGCCCATTTTGCCCCTAATAAAGAACCGCCAATACCGCCGAATACCCCTGAAGCAATCATTTCTGCCACTTCTTAGGTGTATTGTGTTTCATTGCTTTTTCTTCAGGGCCGAGTAATCCATTTTTTAATGTAAATCTTTCAAAAGACCAAGCATGTAAAGAGCCAATCCACATATTGAGATTACCCATCTGTAGATCCATATCTAACTTGTCTTTAACCCATTGAGCTAATCTAATTGTCATATAAATATCATTTTTAAAATGTCTACGTATATCACAGCTACGAATATGGTAAGTACAATCAATCTTATCATTACGTATTAAGAAATGATAACCTAATGTACAAGGTACCCTTTCACCAATATCAACTTGGTCTTCAGGATACCAGACCGACAAGTAAGCCTGGCGTGTTAAAGGGTCAGCTTTCATGCGGTCTATTAAATGATTTAAATCTCCGTAGTTGTATCTAATACCTTTGAGATCTCGAGGGGGCCAATATCTTTCCATATAAGAATGGCTAAATTGTTTATCACCTTCACGAAAACGTTCATTGTCTTTACCGTGGTCATAATAAGGCCAATTATAATATTGATTACCAGGGTTCAAAGGTTCACCCGATACACGTTCTTGAAAATGGTCTTCAGCCCAAGGCTGGTCGGCATTACATTGACTTTGTAATATAGTTTCATTAAATGGCATTTTCATTTGATAGTACCGTTGAGTAACCTCAATCATTGGGTGTTCAACTTCAACGGATTGCCACTTAAGTGGTTTAACCTCTTCACCATTTTTGTATAAATCTAATGCTGCTTTTTCTATAGCTTCATTTACTGTTAGTACCATCTAATATTCGCTTTCCTTATAATAAGTTGATATTATTAACAAAATATGTTAAGTATGTTTTTCTTGTAACGGAGCCGCTTAACCGGAAAAAGCCTTTTTCTTACCACCATCATATATATAAGCATGACCTTCTTGGATCATTATCTGATTAAGGCTAAAGGGTCCGCCTTCGGCAGTACCTTCATAATTCTTAATAAATACTTCACCCAACAGTCTACCGTATTTACCAAGTCCGTGGCTTTGAACTAAGAACTTACTCTCATTTGATTCCAATAATTCTTTATTACGGGCCTTTGCGTATAAGCCCTTAGCTTTTTCAGCTTTATCCCTAGTTCTTGATTCCCAAGTATCAATGCCCATATACCTAATTCTCTTTTTTACCCATATATCAAACCCTACATCAATTAAAGCATCAATGGTATCACCATCAACAACTCTAAGTAGTTTTGCTTCATAAAAATACTTATTCATTTTCTTCTCCTTTTGCAGTTATATCATAATTAACGTGATCATTTTCATCGCCTGGATCCTGTGGTGATACAAATCTCATTGCGTTTTGTTCATCGTTAGCAACCCCTAAAATAGCATAGCCTGCAATATCTCTCCAAGGGCTTTCACCGAAAGCACCTTTCTCATTAGCAATCCTAAATAATTTATCTATCACTCTTATAATGGTTAAAAAATCAGTATAGCTACGAGAGTCAACCCCGCTAGGGTAAAGTATTTCTAGTACTTTTCCTGCCTGACCAAAAGAGTCGCCATAAGCGGCATTCTTTTCTTTAACTAATTTACCTATTTCATTTCCTATTTTTTGATAATCCATTATTGATACCATCCTATATAGCTTATACGTTTATTGGTTACTTCTGGTGCTATGTGAGAAACAAAATGGGGAGCACCTGTATCATACCCCTCTACGTCCATAACTACATATTGATTAAACGTAGGCATTGTTACACTTAATATGTTATTCCAATTATTGATTTCTGTTCTAAAAAATAATCCACCATCTTGAGGTCTCCAATCTTTGGTTAGGTGATATATAAAAGCAACCCGGCCTTGAATACCATCATGGTGAGGACCATTCCAATCACCCGATTCTAAACAATTAACAAAATTAACCCCTAATTTTAAATCTGTTTTACCCGTAGCTATTTCTAATTCTTTGATAAACTCATCAGATTGGAAATGAGTTACTAATATAGGGTGGAGGTAGTCAGTCCTACTATAATGATAACTAAAATTATGAAGATGAGTTTTTTGAGCATATAATTTCTTTTCTGCATAGTTTTTATCCTCTTTTTTTACAATAGCCAGTGGATATTCGGGGTTTTTATCAGGAGCTGGAAACTCATCGGGAAATAAATAGATATCCCAGTCATTATAGTCCATATAAAATTGATGGAGCATATTTGCTTCTTTTGGGTCTAATAAATTTTTAATAATATCGTATCCCTGATGTTGAAACTTGGTTACTCTAGAGTTATGAGGAGTTATAAGATTGTACACTTACTCCCCTTAATTATATTGGTTAAATCTTTGTGCCACTGTATATCATCCCACATTCCTTTAAATTGAGGTCCGCAAAAATTACTAGTGCATATTGCTTTCCATGCCCCTGTCCTGGCTGCCATATCAACTCCATGTGCACAAGCTTCTTTTACCCAACCCCAGTCTAAACCTTCATAATCTTTATAGTCAATCGGTCCCCAGCCTTCACTAGTAATAATAGGTAGTTTAGTAGCAAAAGCTTTATCAGCTGCTTCAGCAATCATTCCATCCAAAGTACCAAGCCAATGGCTTTCTTCTTTTCTATAAAAATGTTCGGCCTTCTTTAGCTTTTCATATCCATCATTACCAAACTTATTAAAAGAATAATTGAGGTGTTCACTGTCATAAAAAGTAGAAAGAGCAGCAAACCAAATATTAAAACTAAGCATATCAACATTGCCTGCAGAGTAAGCCGTAAATTGTTGATTAACTGAATAGGTAACGGGTAACCCGTGTGTATCAATACTTTCTAAGAGGATATTGATAGGAGTACTTGATTGGTCTTCAGTCCAAGGTGTCCAAATATTTAATGGATACTCATTTGATACATCTACATATAGTATAGTATCGTGATAAGCTTTAACGTTATCTAGTACAGTTTGCCAAGCCTTTGCAGCCTGTTGAATTGTGCTAGGTCTAGATCCCCTCCACCAAGTTGATAAACCTACCTTTATATCTCTGCCTGTACATTTAGCTAAGAAATCGTGGAGCTTAAAACTTTCCACTAATACGGGCTCGGGTGAACCCCAGTCATTAGCATCCCAAATAGGTTCAAGAGTTTCAGCTTTAGGGAATAGGCCAGGGTAAGCTTCAATCCTAAGAGCATCATAACCCCTTTCTTGAAGTTCATCTAATGCTTTATCCCAATCATCGTATTCTGATCTTTCTAACCAAGAAAAATCCCACATTGCTATTGCATAAGTCTTGTTCAAGATACCCACTCCTTAAAGTAAGCTATAATTTTATGTCTCCATATACCTAAGCCCGCAAGTATACCTGCACTTGATAGCATCAAGGTTTGAACCTTGGGTAAGTAGCAACAAAAAAAGTGATGAAAAAAATGTGTAAGCCATTCCATAA